ACCTTGTCGAGAAAGACAAAGAGGCTCGTGAGGAGCGCGACAAGCAGTATGAGGAAGGTCTACGCCGTACTGGTCTAGGCCATGATGCGCCCGGTGGTGCACAGTTTATGGGAGCATCGAAAGTGGTGCACCCAGTGATGGCCGAGGCATGTGTTGACTTCTCAGCACGTGCCATTAAGGAATTATTCCCACCTGACGGACCAGTCCGCACCAAGATCGTAGGCGAGGTGACTGAAGAGAAGACCGAGCGTGCTGAGCGTAAGCGGGACTTCATGAACTGGCAGCTGACCGAGCAGATTGAGGAATATCGTGACGAGCTTGAACAGCTGCTTACACAGCAGCCATTAGGTGGTTCACAGTACCTCAAGATCTGGTATGACGACCAGAAACGTAGGCCTTGTGTTGAGTTCACACCTATTGACAACATCTATCTGCCATTTGCAGCGGCCAATTTCTATACGGCGAGCCGTGTCACTGAGGTCAATGACATCACGCAGGAAGAGTTCGAGCTTCGTATTGACCGTGGCTTGTACCGAGATATAGAGATCTATCGGCCTAGTGAAGAACCGGAGCAAACCAAGCCGCAGAAGGCAAATGACAAGATCGAGGGTAAAAAGAGCTCTGGGACTAACATCGATGGTATCCGTCGTGTGTTTCACATCTATGTCTGGTTGGAGCTAGAAGATGACAGCTTCTCCAAAGGCGATCGTGCACCTTACATCTTGATGATCGATGAAACGCTGACGGAGGTTGTAGGTCTGTACCGCAACTGGGAGTTTGGCGATGAGACCATGGACAAACTTGACTGGCTGGTTGAATTCAAATTCATACCTTGGCGAGGTGCTTATGCAATTGGTCTACCTCATCTTATTGGTGGTCTTAGTGCCGCTCTTACCGGCTCTCTTCGTGCACTTCTTGATTCTGCTCATATAGCCACAGCGCCTACGATGCTGAAGCTGAAAGGCGCCAAGATCTCTGGCCAAAGTCTGACCATCGAGCCTACACAAGTGACTGAGATCGAAGGTGCTCCGGGTGTTGACGATGTCCGCAAGATTGCAATGCCGGTGCCGTTTAACCAGCCATCGCCTGTTCTGTTCTCGCTGCTAGGCTGGTTGACCGATGCAGCCAAAGGCGTAGTCACTACGTCGGAAGAGAAGATTGCCGATGCCAACAGCAATATGCCGGTTGGCACTACACAGGCTTTGATTGAGCAAGGTGCGGCGGTATTCAGTGCTGTGCATGCTCGGTTACATGGCAGTCAGGCTCGAGTCTTAAAGATCCTTGGTCGTTTAAACCGTTGGTACTTTGATGAACAGCGTAAAGACGATCTGGTTGAGGATTTAGGTGTTACGAAAGAAGACTTTAAGAAGAATTCCGACATTGTGCCGGTGTCTGATCCACATATCTTTGCTGAAACACAGCGGTATGCACAGATACAGACACTAGCAGCCAGAGCCACTGCAAATCCTGATCTGTATAACAGACTGGCGGTTGAGCGTAGGATCCTGAAGCAGATCAAGTTGCCTGACATTAATGAGGTGTTGCCTGATCCAGCTGACGTGAAAGAGATGAACCCTGCATTGGAAAATGTGGCAATGACATTGAATCGTGCGGTTGGGGCATTCCCCAAGCAAGATCATTTGGCGCATATTCAGGTGCATCTGGACTACATGCAAGATCCGATGTACGGTGCTAATCCGATCATGGCCCCTATGTTCATACCTCATTGCTTAGAACACATCAAGCAGCACCTTACGTTGTGGTATCTGAATCAATTCGATGCATATGCAAGTACTGCACTTGGCAGACCGTTTAACGTGTTGAAAGAGCAAGAACTGCCGCATGAGGCTGATAAGCTGTTGGCAGCTGTTGCTCAGCATGTGCATCAGGATACTGGCACAACATTCCAGCAAATACCGCCTATCATTCAGAAGGCGATTGCGGCAATGCAGCAACTTAAAGGTCAACAGCCGCTTGATCCTGCAACACAAGCATTGGTGCAGACCAGTATGGCTGAGACACAGCGTAGAGCTGCTAAGGATCAAGCCGAGATGCAGATCAAAGCCGCTGAAATGCAACAAAGCAATCAGCAATTCATGCTTAAGACACAGTCTGATATGGCAAAGAATACAGAGAACAATCTGGTTCAGGAAAGAATCAAGTCGGCAGAGCTTACCCGTGACGCTGCTGATTTGCAACACGAGCAGCTAAAGACTGCAATCACGGCTCAAAATGCTATCCAACAAACTTTAGGAGAACAGCAAAATGTCTGAAGCAATTAATGCGCATAAGAAAATGGCAATGGGCATTACCGAAGGTAATGTCATGAAAAAAGGTGGCAAGGTTAAGAAGTATGCTGCAGGTGGTGCAGTCTCTGAATCTAAAGTCGCAAAACTTCCTGCAATGGGCGACAGACGGAATACCGGTGTCGACTTTAATGCAGGTAAGTCGAAAATTGCAACGATGAAAAAAGGCGGACCTGCTAAAGGCGGCTTGACTGTTGTCATTGCTACCCCCGTGAAGAGAATGGCTGGTCGGGGCCGTTAATGGCCCTGCTAGCTGATCTCATTGGTCAGATTAACAGCAAGAAGCACGAGATACAAGTATCTTTGGCAGAAGGCAACGCGATGACTTGGGAAAGTTATCAACGGTTAGTCGGCCAGCACCTAGGCTTGGAAGAAGCCTTGATTATTATTAACAACCTTTTAGAAGAGGAAAAACGAGATGTCGCATGATATCGAGCAGACGCTTGAAGAAGCGTTTCCAGCCGTAGACCCACTCATGGCACCTTATGGGGCCAGGATCCTTGTGCAGCTTAGGGCTGTAAAGGACAAAGTGACTTCTTCAGGTATTTACATACCAGAAGAGACAAAGGAGACAGAGAAATGGAACACGATGATTGGAAAAGTCATCGCAATTGGTCCGCTTGCCTTTAAGAAGCGTGACACTATGGAATCATGGCCTGAGGGTTCATGGTGCCAAGTCGGAGACTTTGTCCGTGTTCCAAAATGGGGCGGAGACCGTTGGGAAATTGACTTTACTGATGAAAAGGGTGCAAACGGTAAGAGTTTGTTCACTTTTTTCAATGATCATGAGATTATTGGCAAAGTTACCGGCGATCCTCGTGCAATTAAGGCATTTATTTAAGTTTTGAAAGGAAACTGTTATGACGCCTACTGAAAAGATGGAGATGCAGGTCGATGAAGTCAAAGACGGCTCTGCAGTGGTTAGTTTACCTGCTGACGAGGAAAATCCTCAGGCAGAATCTATACAAGGTGAACAAAATGATACAGAAGATCAAGACGATGATCATGGAGAAGGTGCAACTTCTGACGACCCTGAGCGCGAAGCTATACGCGAAGCTCGTAGGGAAGAAAGAAGGCTAAAGAAGCAGCTTCATCGTGAGAAGATTCGTGAATCAAATCACTTAGTTTCAGCATTAAAGAAGCAAAACTCTGAGCTTGCTAATCGTGTTGCCTCATTGGAGTCTAGAACTTCCGGCGCAGAGATGGCAAGGTTGGATAAAGCCATTGACGATGCTGCGACTCGTGTTGAGTATGCCAAGATGAAGATGCAGGAAGCTGTAAACAATCGTCAAGGCGAGGCTTTAACACAAGCGCAAGAACTCTGGTATGAGAATCAGCGGCAGCTTGAATCCTTGAAATCAATGAAGGACAATGCCAGTAAGCAGATTTCTCAGCCTAAGCAAAACATTTCAACTCCGGACATTGCAGTCCAGCGGAACGCATCTGAATGGATGAACCGCAACAGCTGGTACGATCCTCAGATGAAAGATCCGGATTCAAAGATTGCCCAAGCATTGGACAAGACTTTGTCTGAAGAAGGGTTTGATCCGTCATCGCCTGACTACTGGGATGAGTTAGACGATAGGCTTCAAAAATATTTACCACACCGTTACAATGCGAGGTATAGTACGAACACGCAAAATTCAAGACCGAGGTCTGTTGTGACAAGTTCAGGGCGCGAATCTTCAGGCAATTCAAAGCCTAATGAATACAGGTTAACACCTGATCGTGTTGCTGCCATTAAAGAAGCTGGGATGTGGGAAGACCCCGAGCTTCGAACTAAGATGGCAAAAAAATACGCTGAATATGATCGTCAACAGAAAAGAGGTTAAACATGGATTCTCGCATTAAACGTAACAATAAAGCAGATCGTGAAAGTCGTGCTCAGCAAGATGCATCACGCGCTGCACCTGAAGAACAAATGGTTTCTTCCGAGGAACGTCGTAGAATGTTCCGCTCGGAGTGGCTTCAAGAAGCACTTCCGACCCCGCCAGCTATCCCTGGCTTCCACTTGTGCTGGTTATCAACGACCAACCAATATGATCCGATCCACAAACGCCTACGCATGGGTTACACTCCAGTAAAAGCCGAAGAATTAACGGGCTTTGAAAACTTCCGAGTGAAAGCCGGTGAGCTAGAAGGTTTTGTTGCTTGTAACGAGATGGTGCTTTATAAAATGCCTGAAGACATTTACCAAGATGTCATGATGGAAATGCATCATCACGCGCCTCTTGATGAGCAAGAGAAAATCAAAGTACAACAAGATCAGCTACTCAATGCAAAGGACAGTAACGGTAAACGTATTGGCCAAATTGAAGGTGACGGCATGAATTTTGACCAAACCGCTAGAGCGCCTGTTTTTGAATAGAGCTCTACAATCTAGGAGTACTTATGTCAGCTACTAATGCTCCGTTTGGTTTGCGCCCATCATTCTTCCCAACAGGGTTGGAACGTGCTCAAGCAATTACAAACGGAATCACTTCGGGCTATAGCTCGAACATACTGAAGGGTCAACCCGTAGTTTACGGTACGACTGCCAACGGTGGTACACTCGGTACAATCATCATCGCTGCTAACACAGGTGCCGTAACAGGTGCTTTTGCTGGCGTGGAATGGACCGACACTACTGGCCGTCGCCGCGTATCTAACTACTGGCCTGCCAGTACAAGCGGTACCAACATCGTTGCGTATTTCTATAACGACTTAAACATCGTGTATGAAATCCAAACCGATGCGACTATCGCACAAACTTCTATCGGAAATGAGTATAACTTTAGCAATATTGCTGCAGGTTCTACCACCACAGGCTTATCACAGTGTACACTTGGTGTATCTACTGCGGTTGGCAATGGTGCACAAGGACAAATGCGCATTGTTGATATCGCGGCTTATCCTGATAACAACTGGGGGGATGCTTACGTTATCGTTCGTGTTCAATTAGCAAGTACGCAATTCTTCGGTGCTTACACCGCTATTGCTTAATAAGGAGACTGACAAATGGCAGCCCCAATGAGAAGTACGGACTTCCGTTCGATAGTTGAACCAATCCTCAACGAAGCATTCGACGGAGTCTATGACCAACGTAAAGACGAATGGTCCACGGTTTTCCGTGAACAATCCGGCATTCCACGTAACTACCATGAAGAACCCGTGTTATACGGTTTCGGTGCAGCGCCTCAGTTACCTGATGGCTCTCCCGTAACGTATCAACAAGGCGGCGTGTTGTTCTTACAACGCTATGTCTATCAAGTGTTCGGTTTGGCATTTGCTTTGACCAAAGTTTTGGTTGAAGACGGTGACCATATCCGCATTGGACAGGTATATGCGAAGCACTTGGCTCAATCTTTGGTGGAAACCAAGGAATTGCTATCTGCTAACGTATTGAACCGTGCCTTTAACTCTTCATATGCAGGCGGTGACGGTGTGTCGTTGAGCAATTCAGCGCACCCATTGGTAAGCGGTACATTTAGCAATTTGCTATCTACTGCTGCTAACCTATCACAAACCTCACTTGAGCAGATGTTGATTCAGGTTCGTCAAGCCGTTGACAACAACGGTAAGAAGATCCGTTTACAACCTACCAAGTTGGTTGTGGCTCCTGGCAACGTGTTCCAAGCCGAAGTACTGTTGAAATCAGTTCTGCGCACAGGTACCGCTAACAATGACATCAACCCGATCAAATCGATTGGTTTGTTGCCTGAAGGCGCATCAGTGATCAGCCGTCTGACTTCAGCTACTAACTGGTGGGTTCAGACCGATGCACCAGAAGGTTTGAAATTGCTCATGCGTCGTGCTCTCGAGAAGACCATGGAAGGCGATTTCGAAACCGACTCAATGCGCTACAAAGCAACTGAGCGTTACCAAGTGGGTTGGACTGATCCACGTGCCGTTTACGGTACACCAGGCGTCTAAAACGCCACAGGGGTTGGCTCAAAAGGTCAACCCCTTTTTATTAACAATGTCTAAGCTTTTCAAGGAGAAAGACACATGCCTCAATATTCAGACGACCTATTCTTAGGTCCAGCACCAACTTACATTGGTACCGGTATTCGCCCATACACTACTACCGCGACTGGCGGTACAGGTGGTTCTTCATCAACAACCTTAACAATTACAGCGCTTAATCAAGGTGCACCGATTGTTGCAGGTATGTACGTTGATGGTACTAGTGTAACAGACGGCACTTACATCACCGAATTCGGTACAGGCACCGGCGGTACAGGTACTTACGTACTAAATCAAGCAATTAACATTGCAAACACTACAGCATTGTCATTAAATGGCAATATCGTATTTGATAACCCATCACCTATGAGTACAGGCGTAGGCCCACTCGGTCGCGTGTATATTTGGGATGTGGCTCCTCAAGCACTGGTAGCAAATAACATTGCTGCTTCACAAACTCCTACAGCATCTGGATCACTTACACTAACAGCAGGCACATCAATTAAGTCAGTAACGACTATTGCAGGTGTTGCAGCGTTACAAACTGATATCCCACGTGCAGTTAGAGTAACAACAGGCGCTGCTGCTGCAGTGCTCACAGGCGTAGCAATTACAGGCACTGCCGGTCAGTTTTCATGCACTGCAACTACAAATCTTGTGGTTGGTCAGTATTTGACAATTAGCGGTACATTAGGTGGTACAGGTACAATCACAGGTTATACCAACCCTACCACTTATAAGATTAGTGCTACAAACGGTACATCAACTTTCACGTTGACAACCACTGCAGATGTTGCAATCGTAACTACAGCAGGCACGCCTACAGGTCTAACTTACACTCGTGCATTTGCGGCGCAAACAGTTACAGTGTCAGGGTTTGACTACTACGGCCAAGCAATGAGCGAAGCAATTACTTCTTCTACTTCTGCTTCAACAGGCGTAAGTGGCAAGAAAGCATTCTTTGTCATTACAGGTGTTACAACTTCAGGTTCATTTGGTGGCCCTGTAACAGTAGGCACAACTGACATATTAGGTCTTCCAGTTCGTGCATTTAATGCCGGATACATTGTGCATACCGGTTGGGATAACGTAATCACAGACGATGCAGGTACTTTTGTTGCAGCTGATACAGCAACAGCAACAACTACTACAGGCGATGTTCGTGGTACTTATGTGCCATCAAGTGCAACTAATGGTATTAAGCGATTAGTTGTCACCATCGCACTTCCTGCAATTGCTGTCGGACCTAATGCTACCCGCATTGGTGCTCTTGGCGTAACTCAAGCTTAAGGAGCTTAAATCATGGCAACAAGTTTTAAACGTGAACCCAAGATGATGACCACTGAGCCTTCAGTTGACGAAGTCAAGATGAAGAATGGTGGCAAAATGATGCACGGTGGCAAGATGAAGAATGGTGGCAAAGCTGACATGGCGCAAGACAAGGCCATGATCAAGAAAGCCATGAAGCAACATGATATGCAAGAGCACAAAGGCGGTAAAGGTACTAGCCTGAAACTGCGTGCAGGTGGCATGTCTAAGATGAGCAATATGGCACCAAAAGCCGGTCCTAACGTAATGGGTGGACTTGCAGGTGGGTTAGAAGCTACACGCCCTGACATGAAGAAGAACACTGGCGGTGTTCGTATGCCAGGTTATAAGAGTGGTGGACAAGCCCTTGCTGCTAAAGGCGATCGCTTTCAAACCAGCACTACACTTAAGCCACCAATCGACATCAACCGTAAGCCAACTTCTGCTAAGCAAGTCAAAGGCTTTAACACCAAAACAGGCGGTGTATCAGACACTACTGCAGGTGGTAAGCCAGCTGGCTTTAAGCGTGGTGGAAGCATTGCTGCTAAGGGTATGGCCACTGCCAAGAAGTACCAAAAAACCACAAACACAGGCAATCCAATGCCTAGTGTGAAGGGTGGTACCAAAGGTATTAAGCAAACTGTTGCAGGTTACAAAGACGGTGGCCATGCCTCTATGTCTTGTATGAATGCAGGTGGCTTTGCCACTAACAAGAAAATGCAAAAGTGCTAAACTTAAGCAGGGGCTTCGGCCTCTGCTTTTAATTGGAGAAATAAATGACAACATTGACCAATGTGTTTTCTGCGCATAGAGATTCAACAGGAACTCTTTACGCTGGTGCAACGAACCTTGCAGGTTATCAGTTATTAACAGGTGGAACTGCTGGTGAAATTGTATTTCGCGACGGTGGTGCATCTGGCACCGTTCGTTTGCGAGTCAATATTGCTGCCACGCCAACTAACCCATTTTCAACGTTAATACCTGGCAACGGTATTAGCTTTACAACCGACATTCATGTGACATTGCCAACAAGCGCGGCAGTCACAATATTCTGCGGGTGATATATGCCCTTAATCAAATCCAAATCAGACAAAGCTTTCAAGTCCAACATCAAGGCTGAGATGGCCGCAGGTAAGCCACAGAAACAAGCAGTGGCTATTGCTTACGCAACTAAGAATGCTGCGCCTAAGAAAGCCGGCGGCAAAATTGGTCTATGGGATAACATTCATGCCAAACGTGAGCGGATTGCTGAGGGCTCTGGTGAGCGTATGCGTAAACCTGGGACAAAAGGCGCGCCTACTGCAATGGACTTTAAGACTGCAGCAGGTAAAAAGTCTGGCGGTGATGTAAAGTTATCAATCAGCAGAGGTGAAAAACGACCTACTGATCAAGGTGCTGGCCTTACAAAGAAGGGTCGAGACAAGGTGAACAGACTTACAGGTAGCAATCTAAAAGCACCTGCACCACACCCAAAGTCCGATGCTGATAAAGGCAGAAAAGATTCGTTCTGTGCTAGAATGTCTGGCGTGGTAAAAAATGCAAAAGGCGATGCACCAAGAGCAAAAGCATCACTGAAAAAGTGGAATTGTCCTGGCTGGTAAAGGAACATAATGTCAACTTCAGGAACAGTTGGTCAGACAGTCATTACTGTTCAGAATCTTATTGACAGTGGCGCTCGTCGTGCAGGCAAGCTTGCTGAAGAGTTAACATCAGAGCAAATTGCCGCATCTAAACAATCGCTTTACTATTTACTTTCTAATTTAGTAAACCTTGGCATTCAGTATTGGTGTATTGACAAAGTTATTGTTGGCTTAATACCTGGTCAACAAAACTATTATTTACCTGTTGGCACTGTTGATGTGCTAAATGCAAATTACAGAACCCTTACTGCAGTTAGCACTGGAGCCTATAGCTCATCTGGTGTTACGCTAAATGCATTTAACGGTGTAGGTGATCAAATTTGTCAGTTAACATCTAACACCGGTTACATTGGCATCAACAATGGATCAGGTAGTCCTGTGATGATCAACACAATAGGCATATTGCCTGCTGTAAGTGGCTCAGTCACTGTTGATATTCAGTACTCTACAGACAATACAACATGGACCACTTTGTATAGCCCTGGTGCTACTACATGGGCATCAGGCACATGGATTTACTATGACTTGCAACCTACTGTGACACAGCCGTATTGGAGGATTAAGCAATCTTCTGGCGTGAACATGGGTTTTTATCAAGTTGTATTTGGCACTATGCCGTTGGCTATTAACATGGCACGTATGAATAGAGATGACTATTCATCACTTCCAAACCGTAGCTTTACAGCGCTTAGACCTCTACAGTATTGGTTTGATAGAACAATTCCACAGCCTAATATGGAACTATGGCCAGTGCCAAATAGCATTCAGCCACAGTTGGAGTTGTGGGTAAGCCGACAAGTGCAAGATGTAGGCTCACTGTATGGCGAGATTGAGATTCCACAAAGGTGGTATTTGGCAATTCAGAACATGTTGGCACATCAGATGGCGATGGAATTGCCAAGTGTAGAAGCCGGCAGAATTCAGTACTGTGAACAACAGGCAGAGAAATATTGGGCGATGGCAGAACAAGAAGAACGTGATAAGTCACCGATCTACTATGCGCCTAACATCAGTTACTATACGAGGTAATAATGCCCTTATGGCTTAATACTCGAGGCAATTCAGTACTTAGCATCGCGATCTGTGATCGTTGTAAGCGTAAAGTACCGTACTCGGATATTCGGCCTGATGGTAATATTCCTGGTATCAGAGTTTGCGGCGATGGTTGCTCGGATCAGTTCGATCCTTATAGACTACCTGCTCGCCAATCTGAGAGGATCTCATTACGATTTCCTAGGCCTGATGCTGATATTGCAGAATATCAAGATGCACTCACAACCGATCCGAATATTGTGAATGTGCCTACGCCATACGATCTTACAGGAACACCTGGTGAGTATGGCATAGCACCTGAAACATCTGAGGACGACATTGACGGTAACCTTGATAATTTGAGCCCATAATATGTCAAATGTAAGAATTTCGCAACTACCAACAGGTTCAGCCCTTACAGGCACTGAACTAGTTCCAGTTGTACAGAATGGCCAGACCATTCAAACGACAGTTAGTCAAATCACATCTAGCCCAACGCTAACTCAGACTTTTGTCACAGTCAACAATACACCGTCATTAGCAAACAGTCGATATTTTGCTGTAGGTACAGGCATTGGTCTTACTGATACAGGTGCTCAAGGGCAGTTACAAATTGCTTTGAACGGAACATCTGGCTCTTTAGAGACTGTTGGGAATGGGTTTATTGCTAAAACAGCAGCAAACACAGTTGCAAACCGCACGTTCTCAACAACTTCAGGCTTAAGCATCACAAACGGTGATGGCATTTCAGGCAACCCTGTACTTTCAGTCACAGGTCTATTGTCTGCACTGGCAGGAACTACAGGCACAGGGCTAATGGCTACCTCAGGTGGTACAACGATAACCCCTGTGACCATTGCAGGGACATCAAATCAAACGACGGTAAGTAATGGTAATACTTCGCCTGTAATTGGTCTGGCGGACAATCCGATCATTCCTGGAAATGGCGGATTGACACTACCTACCGGTAGTTCTGCTCAGCGCATTAATGTTTTAGGTACTGTTCGATACAGCACAAGTTTAAACACGTATGAAGGCTACACACTTACCGGCTGGAACCAGTTTTCATTAACAGGTGGTGTTACATCATTCCAAACAACCTTAGTAGGTTTATCACCATCATCTGCAACATCAGGCGGTGTGTCTTTAGACGGTACATTAGGCGCTGCTAGTGGTGGTACAGGCGCAAATACACTTACAGGCTATGTAAAAGGCAATGGCACATCAGCCATGACAGCTGCTGCTACAGTGCCTACATCAGATCTCAGTGGCACAATTAGTAATGGTCAATTAGCAAATAGCGCAGTCACAATCAACGGTTCTACTGTAAGTCTAGGTGGTAGCATTACAGTGACTGCTACTGCATCGAATGCATTAACGATTGGTACAGGGTTATCAGGCACAAGTTACAACGGTTCAGCTGCAGTCACTATTGCAATTGATTCAACAGTGGCTACATTGACAGGTGCTCAGACACTGACTAATAAGACAATCAGTGGCTCTAGTAATACTTTAAGTAACATTGCTAATTCATCATTAACAAATAGTTCTATTACGATAGGCACTACGAATGTTGCATTAGGCGGTACAACATTAACGCCTGCCGGATTAACTAGTGTTACGGTTACACAAAACCCAACATCTGATCTTCAGTTAGCAACTAAGCAGTACGTTGACGGGTTAGTTGCGACTGGATTAACATACCATGCGCCTGTTCAAGCGGCAACAACTCAAAGTCTTGCTGCAACTACTGGCGGTACGGTTACATACAACAACGGTACAGCGGGTGTAGGCGCAACGATTACATTGTCTGTTGCTTTGACTGTGTTGGATGGATACGCATTACTTAACACAAACAGAATTCTGGTTAAGGACGAGGTTAATCAAGCTTACAATGGTGTTTATACATGGGCAACTGGTGGCACAGTATTAACTCGTGCAACTGATGCCGACACTTATGGCACAGGTGTTAATCAACTAAGCCAGAATGACTACTTTTTTACGCAGAACGGTACTGTAAACAAAGGTACTTCGTATGTAGTAACAACAGTGGGAACCATCACATTTGGTACGACTGCCATTACGTTTGTTGAATTTAGTAGTTCACTTGTTTACACTGGTGGCACAGGTATTACTGTTGCAGGGACTGTAATCAGCCTTACGAATACTGCAGTTGCTGCCGGTGCTTATGGCTCGGCAACACAAGTTGGTACGTTCACTGTAAATGCTCAAGGTCAACTAACGCTGGCTGGAAACACAACAGTCACGCCGGCTGTCGGAAGCATTACTGGTCTAGGCACAGGCGTAGCAACCGCTTTGGCGGTCAACGTAGGTTCTGCCGGGGCTTTTGTGACGTTCAACGGCGCACTAGGCACACCAAGCAGCGGCACTTTAACAAATGCAACTGGGTTGCCTATATCCTCAGGAGTTAGTGGCTTAGGCACTGGCGTTGCTACTGCACTGGCAATTAACACAGGTTCTGCAGGTGCTATTGTGGTGAACGGTGGTGCACTAGGCACACCAAGTAGTGGTACAGTAACTAACTTAACAGGTACAGCATCAATTAACATTAACGGCACTGTTGGAGCAACAACACCGACAACTGGTGCATTCACTACAGTGACTGCCACAAGCGGCATATCCGGAGGAACATTCTAATGTCAGCAACAGGCTATACCCCAATTCAGCTGTACTACAGCACAACAGCAGCTGCTGTTCCTGTAAACACAAATCTTGCAAATGGTGAGTTAGCAATTAACATTACCGACGGTAAGCTGTACTATAAAGACAATGGCGGTACTGTTCGCTTGCTGGCATCAAATGGCACTTCAGCACCTGTTACTACATTCTCTGCAGGTACAACAGGCTTTACGCCTAGTTCGGCTACATCTGGTGCAGTAACACTTGCAGGTACTCTTGGCACCGCCAATGGTGGTACGAACCTTACTACGTTTACGAATACAGGCGTATTCTTTGCTTCGTCGACTAGTGTAATTGCACAGTCGGCAAACTTTACATGGTCAGGCACTTCATTAGCAGTGACTGGTACAATGGCTGTAACGGGCGCTTTAACTGCAACCTTAGACTCAACATTTAGCTCAACAGGTGCGTTGCTAATCAGCAAGGGTACAACGGGACAACAGCCGGGCAGCCCCGTCACGGGCATGTTGCGCTACAACACCACTACAAATCAGTTTGAAGGCTACAGCGGATCATCTGCCGCATGGAATCCAGTGGGTGGTGCAAGCTTGTCAAACGACACAAGCACAGCATCAAATCTGTATCCATTATTTGCAAATGCAACATCAGGTTCCGCGACCACTTTATACACAGGCAACGCTAAACTACTATACAAGCCTAGCACTGGTGAATTGCAAGCATCAGTCCCAGT